CGCGATTTTCAAGGGCGCCGATTCTATTAACTGCCGCCGTAATGTTACTTTCGGCTGTAGTTATGCGCGTTTCGAGACTGTCAATATCGTTTTCGGCGGTTGTCATCCGGCCTTCGAGGCTATCAATATCGTTTTCGGCTGTAGTCAAGCGCGTTTCTGCCGCCGTCATACGCGCCGTGAGCGCGGTGATCTGTGACTTAATAGAAACAATTTCCGCATTTATAGAAGAAATTTCATCCTCGATATCATCCAGACGCCCTTCTGCGCTGGTTAAGCGCGCTTCTGCGGCTGTTAAACGTGCTTCGGCGGCGTCCATACGTGTAAGAAGGGTTTTCGTTTTTTCCAGAATCCATGCGGCATTTAATTCGTGGAAATTGGTATAAGGAAAGTGTTCGAAAAGTCCCATTATATTACCTCCTATTTAAATATCCCAGACTTTAACCATGAAATAGTTTTTAAAACTTTGGATAATAAAGTCATAAATATTAAACTCCACTATTTCACGCTGCTCTTTAATCATAGCCTGCGTAGTGGTAACGCCGATATTGCCCTGCTCAATGCGGGTAACGGTCTCGTGCTCGGTATGGTCTTCGTCGCTGCTGGACGTGCTGCCGGCCGTTCCGGAGAGCGTGCCGCTCTGGGTCTCTGATCCGGTCGAATTGTCACCGTATGCAGGAGAAAGCGCGTTTGTGTCATAGCCGGTAACTGAGTGCGTGGTATTTCCACTGCTGGAGCCGTTCGCAGAGCTGGTCTGACTGTTTTCAGCGCTTACAGTTTCGCCGGCCTCTGTGCTTGTGGACAGGTCCCGCGTTTCGGTATATGATCCGTCTTTATTCCAGATCGGATTATATTTATATAGCGTTGTCGCCCATAGCTGCAGCCAGTTAGGCTTATTGATTGCCGCCCAGATCTCTATCTGCTTTTTAAGGATTTCCGGATCACCGTACACCGGGCAAAGCTCGCCAAGGTCCAGCAAAAGCTTTAGCTTAAGATTCTGCACGGATAGCGGCTGAATCGGTGACACATACTCGACGCCGGCCGGAAGCTCAGAAACAGTCGGGAGGATAAGGCCGTCAAGGATAGTATCATCATAATTATAGATCGCCATTAACGGAAGCCACAGGCTCATTATCCGACACCTCCTTTAAATCCTCTCGCCAGTCTACGTAAAGCTCGATCCCGAACATATCCCGAGCCTTTTTACAGCCTTTCTTTAGCTCATCCAGCCAAACGGCGCACTTTGCGCGGGTCTCAAAATTATTGGCGTTTACCTCATCAGTGATAAGCCGCTCGCGCTTGTCGGTGTTCGCATTCGGGATCCCGATATCCGTTAAAAACTGGCAGCGGATCGTGCGCATACAGTCGAGCAGATCACCGGCGATAAAGTTATTGCCGACGTCCTGATTAAACAGTGTAGCGCAAAGGTTTCCATCATCGTCGAAAAGGTCTTTATCAGCAAAAGCTGCCGGCTCTCCGGAAACGATCTGATCATAAAGCTTTTTGAACGATTCCGCCGTTGCTTTGTTTTTCGCAGCAAAAACGAACGATAGTTTACTGTTTAACAGGTTCACGCCGGAGGCCTCAGCGCATAGCGCCATCATGTCGCCGTAATAGTCTACGATATCATAGAGCCCGCAGTAATCAGGCTGCAGCCGGAGGCAAACACAATCAGTGTCGATTTCCGGCTGATAGGTCTTTTTAAAAAGCGGGTTGTTAATGAGCATATAGTTAGGCTGGTAGAAAACATTATATCCGCCGAGCCCTCCGTGCTGCGGGATAACGCCGAATTTATCCGTTCGTATGATTCCAATATAGCCAATAACATACAGCACATAAAGAAAATAGCTCGTGCTCCACGTCTCCGGCATTTCCCACTTAAAGACAGAAAACGCCTCCTGCAGCAGATACCGCTTGAAGAAACGCGCGAGCCCGGTATTTTTAATATGTACCGTACTCGGGGAGACAGCCGCATTATAGCTGTTAATGAATTCATAGCTATAGCTGCCGATTCCGTCATTACTCATAGAAAAAGCCTCCTGTTAAGAATGCTTCAATATCCCGGTGCTCTTCTTCCGTCGCCGGGCATTCGATCTCGCCGTCCTGACATTTAACATATCCGGAAAGGCTGGATATAGTCATCTCGGCACACAGCGCGTGCCCGAATTCCGCGTAGACGTCATCATCGGCTATAGGATTCATATAATTAAGCTCTATAAATTTCTCTGCTTGAAATCCTGCGATACCGCTATATCCGCTTGAGTGCGATTCTGCCCGGCCCGCTCCGGAGTCAAGCGCCGAGAGGATCCCGGACGCTGCGCCGATAACGTCGCCCGCAGCCGCGGAAGTAGCAGCACCGGCCAGAGAGCCGAACGAAACGCCGCTGCCATATGAGACGCCGGAAAAGTCGAGCGGGATCCCTAACGCCGTCGTAGCTTCTGCAAGCGTTGTTTTGTCACTGAGCCCATGCACAGCGGCAAGCCGCATATGCGCCTGACCGCTGATTGCGTCCGTTATGATCTCGAGCTCGCAGATCCTTGCGCCGCATAGTTTCCGGGTATCAAGCGGGAACGCGCCGAAAGGCGGGATAAATGCCGTGGCCGTGAGATAGGGCGCGACGTTTGCCCAATATTCCGCGGGAGTGTTCGGCGTGGTGTTAATGTTAATAGTGATCGTCTGCGTTTTAATCGGGTCCGCGATTGGGTACAGCGTCGGTGTTACTGTAATACCGCCGATAGTGGCAGAGATTCCGCCGCCCTCTGAAAAACTGAACGGGTACCACCGTACACTTTTAACATATTGCTGCGGGTTTGTAATGCTCCGGAGAAGGTTTCTCGAGAGAGCTTTGATAGCTTCTCCAATGGTTCCGCCGTAGGTTTCCCCGTTTACCTTTGCCAGAGATTCGCTGAAAAGATCTTTCAACATAGCCATATATCCGGCGGGCGTCACTCGGTAATAAGATACGCCGCCGGCGCTATATCCGCCATCAACGCCCATAATACCGACAACAATAGAACCGCTTGATAAGCTGGTCGCCCAGTTTGTCGCGATTCCTGAGCGCGTAGTTTTTATTTTACCGTCTACCGGGAAAAGCGTATCTGCGACAAAATAGTTAAAAGCCGAGGCTGCCCGGGTTATAAATTTTGTCGCCGCTCCTATCTCCGTCTTGTACGTCGCCAGCACATCGACGATGCATGAACACACCCACTGCCGATCAACATAGGCCCAGCTATTAACCCAGTAATACCGCCGGAAGGCGTGGATATAACAATAGTTATATTGTGCCGGCGCCGCGCTGGATCCATCCCATTTAAGCATAATTTGAGGCCTGCTTGTGGTCGTGTCATCCTTGAGCAGGCAGGAGTACGACGCGGAAGCCCCGGTCGGGAGCTTCGTAGAGTTTCTCCTTTTAGATACGCTATAGAAAGTGACATTCATAACAAACAGGCCTCTTTATATGATTTAATGAGGGAGCTTTAGTCGAGCAGCATAACGACCGCATTTTCGCTGAAGTCGTTATAGAAGCGCTGCGTCTCGTGCCAGTAATAATTGGTATACCCGCCACGAGGGTTAAACGGAGTCGGCTGCGCCCACTGGTTAATGAGGGTATAACCGGCGGCTTCTTCGTCCATGAGAACGCCCATCACGATATTATTGAGCGCGACGGAATCGCTGTCCGGATCACCATCCGCATCGACAAATCCGGCCGTCAGGTTGACAGACGCGGGGCTCTGGATAGACTGCCAGAAGGCCACGTCCTCGCGCGGGATCATCTGCAAATAGTTGTCGTTAAACGTCTGCGAAAGGACGTTAGCCGTCACCTGATTCATCGTGCCGCCGAACATAAACAGGCGCTGACGATCAACCGGCGTGTGACGCATGATATCACCGGCGGTAAAGTTAAGATGGAACATAGCCGAGCGCTCGGTCATCATGCGGGAGAGAGTGGCGATACGGCCATACATCCAGCGCGCGAAGTCCGGGAAAATGTTAGGCGCGAACACATTAGCGATAGTCACGTTGCTGCCGGAGTATGCGTTATACTCGGTCAGCAGATGGATCACGCTGCCGCTCGTAACATTAGCATTATCAAGCGCATAGTGGCCGCCGATAAGGTTTGCAAGCGTTGCTCTCGCCGTGTTCTCGCGGGCCTGTTCGAGCTCATCGTCTACGGTCTGCATCACGCCGGCAAGGAACCTCTGGAATTCTTCGGGACCGGAAAACGCGACGTCGAGCTGATCTTTATAGATCGTAATATGCTTCTGATAGACATTCTCGCCATAGAAATTAGTCTGAATCGCTTTAGGCTTTTTGACGACATAAGGATCAATAGACTGCCCGTCCGTGAGCTTGATCCGGTCATCTTCCTCGAATCCGGTATCGGCAAAATTGATCTTGCGGACGTGGTTTCCGTAGCGCATGGAATCTCGCTCGAGCGACGCAAACTTTCTGTTATACGGTCTGATCGAGAAGATCGTGCGCGAAAGCACCTGAGAAATAGCCGTATTCAGCTGGTCGTAACCGGTCTCGAGGCCGAGTTTGCCGACGCTGACAAACGACGCGGTATCGGTTACGGTAAGACCGGTCTTGCCGGTCGCCTGTGCTACGATACTCGTTAAAACGGTTGCGAGCTGGTTAAAAGTCATAGTATTAACTGGCATGGTTTATTCCTCCTATATTCTCGTTACTGCTGGGTTGGGTCACACAAAACCCATTTAAGATTGGTCTTTTCTATAGGCAAAACATTAGCGTTTCCGGCGTCAATAGTGAAAATCGGCACAGCCGTGTTAAGCGTTAAGTATGCACGATTCTTCGAGATATCTTACACAAGCGGGTACAACATTTCCGTGTGAAAATCAATAGTGCTTCTTGTCGTAACTATTCCGAAGTTGCCTTCTTCATACACTTTCAAGAATGCTGGTTTTACTTCCTGCATACTTGGATACGCCACTGGAGTTGTGTTACTACTGGAGTTAGCACTATCAGAGCTGGGGCAAACGTACACAGGAGCCGGGGTATTTTGAGTAAATTCTTCATATACGTCTGCCATAATATAACCTTCAGGCAGTGGCGGTACTTCGGCCATAGTGATAATGGTGCCAATATAGATATCCGCTCCGCCTCCGCCTTCTCCTAAAATATAGCCGTCGCCGTCTTCATTGACGGTAACAACCTTTCCGGCGTCTGCGCTGGTCGGTTTCGGAACCTCCGTTGCGGCCTTCTTCAGGAAATACTCGAGCCTATTTGCCGGCTCGATATCGTCGCCGTTAAGGATTTCCTCAATTCTAACGGCTGGATCCAGATCGTAAGTGTCAGCCATAATTTACTTATCTCCTTTCTTCTTTGGTGCGATCATCGACGCGAGGATATCGTCTGCCGTCTCTGACTGCGGGCCGCCGCTGTTCATGCCGCGGATATTAGCGGCTTGAATTGCGCCGGTCAGTTTCTCGATAGCCTCAAGGATCTTGTCAGTACCGGCAGGAGCTGCTGCGGGCTGCGGGTCCTGAGCCGCCGGCTGAGGCGCCGGATCTGCTGCCGGCTGCGGCGCCGGATCTTCTGCGGGCTGTGCCGGTTCCGGTGTTGCTCCGGGTTCCTGATCGTCAAGCACAAGCTCAAGGATCACGTCTGCCGGTACACCTTTTTCTTTTAGCTTCTTGATAAGATCGGTGTTCATTTTCCTTTATCCTCCCGGATCTTTGCTCCAATTTCTAAAAGAGCCTTTGTGTTATTGTCCAATGATTGACGCATTCTTTCGCTTTCTTCTGCATGGCGCTCCTGGTCCTTATCCATTTTCCAAAACAGAGCCGCGCAGCAAACGATAGGAAAAGCGTAATTCCCGAGCAACGTCATAAACTCATCCATATGCGTCTCCTTATATAGAAATAGTGGGAGGTATGCGCTGCACCCGCGCCTCGACACCCTTCCGGGGCTGTGCTTGCCGAGCCTCCCACTATCACTATATAACAATATGTTTATATTGTCAACTATTTAATAACTCAAAAAATATAGTCTGCGTGTTAAGATCCTCAAAATAAAGCTTCCGCTTTTCATTGGCCCGCAGGATCGAGCGCTGCTCGCGCCTGAATCTCCGCCGGTCTGCTGCCGTGTCCTCATATACCTTCGGGCTGCCGGATATGTGCCGGCATACGTAATAGCGCGGTCCGGCTTTTGACTTGTAAAACGTGAGGCCTCTTATCGTGGCCCTCGGCGCCATCTCACGAAGATCAAGCCGCCGGATCTGTGACCGATCCTCAATCGGGAATTTGTTATCAAGCGCAACGGACGCGTAGCTCGTGCCGGCGGTCAGGCGGTAAAGAGCTGTGTTTTCCTTTTCATCTCGGAACGCGTCCAGCTTCGGCATGATAAGCAGGAGCTCCGGGCTTGCCTCTTTGATCTCTGTACCGGTTTGTTGCATCTGGTAAAGAGTCTCTCCGATGCCAAGGCCTGCGATAACGTCCGAATAAATAAGGTCGCTGTTTGAGAGCAGCACGCTCTTTATCGGCGGACGGCCTTCGAGCTCGCGGTTTCTCCCGACGGTCTCGACCGCGTTATAAAAGGCCGTTAGCATATTGAAGGTGACGCGCTCCGTCGGTTCGGGGATAAACTCATCCCAGATAATAAGGTCGATATCTGAGCCGTCAAAGCCGCGGATATTACTGATCGTGGACAGCGCCGCAGCATAGCCGATTATCTCTCCGGTTACCGAATCCTTGAAGGATCCGACGCCTCTACCGTACTCCGGCACGATATCCCGGCCGGTATCTGCGTTAAGCCGTTTAAATGGATGATAGCGCGGGTCCGTGATGAGCTCGAGGATAGTTTTTGTCCGCCGGAGATATAGAAATTTGATCTTATTATCGAGGCAGTATTTTAGGCTGCCGTATGTTTTCCCGCCGCCGCGGCCGGAGATAACGATAATAAAAGGATAGGGCGCGGAGATTATCGCGCCCATATCCAGATAATTATTTTCGAGATAGAGATTAACGCTTTCCACCTCTACCACCTCTTGAGGCCGGCTTCTCGCTATCCTCGCGCTTGCCGTCGGCAAAGTCGAAACGATCAACGATAACGTCCGTCGTGTAGACAGTATAGCCGTCTTTGTGCTCATAGGATCCGGTACGGAGATGACCGGTCACGCCGACGCGCTGGCCTTTTACACAATACTGCTCGATCGTCTCCGCGGTCTTACCGTAGGCGATACACCGGATAAAATCCGCCTCGTCGCCGTTGCGGTCGACGGCCAGCGTAAAAGTCGCCTGTAAAAGGTCTTCGTCCTTCTTCCGCTCGATGCTTCTAACGTCGGGGTCTTTGGTGAGTCTGCCGATAAGGTTTACTGTGTTCATATGTTCCTTCTTTCTCCGGGTTCCTTCCCGGCTATAATATTATCATAACGGTTATATGCCGTTAATCACTTAGTTCTTTAATTAGAGTGTCACCTACATTCTTTAAACACAGCATAAAGCCGCCTATTTCATAAGGATCAACATAATCCTCCAAAACGTCGCTATTATCCATATACTCTATAATATCTTTAATAGCTTGCGTATATCCGGCACGGTATACGTGATCATCAGTAGAAACGGTTGGAGCGTTGTCTATCATATCTTCGACGCACCACCATTCTATTGATAGCTCTCTGCTGGCAGAATAAAAGCAATCCGCTTGCTCTTCACCATATCTTTCGATTCCTTCCTGGCGCTTTTGACTTTCGGCTTTTAGCGCGTCTGCATCAATCGGTCTCATTCTTCGCTCCTCTCCATCTTTGCGCCGCAGTTAGGGCAGTAGTTATAATCCTTCCTCTCGTGATTTCTCCACCCGCATAAGGAGCATTTCAGATTTAATCTGTTTACCTGAACATCTTCTGCGTGTGTCGCCCGCCAATAAGATGTATCTTGTACAATCCACTTCCCACGCTTCGGCTCGGCTTTAAGCGCTTTAATTGCCATAAACACAGCCTCGTGCGTTTGTTCGTTTGTTCCTAACACATCGCCTCGAAGTATTCTAATCGCTTCTTCTTTGTTCATTCTTCGCTCCTTCGTCATAGTGTCATAAGTAAGGCCCATCTGCTCGATATCCAGCCGAGAGACTTATAATCATACATGACTTGGTACCACATGACGCCTCGGCTATCCTCCTTAACGTTACCGGTCGCGATAAGCTCAAGGCCGCGGTCTGCCGTGTAAACAACCTCTCCGCCGATGCTCGGCAGAGCCCGAACGTAACACGTGCCGCGGACCTTTGCCACAATCGCCGGCTTTAGGTATCTGCCGCTTGTCCAGCCGCGCCGGCCGTTATACTCTGTCATGATCCAAGCGCGGTCATCCACCTCTACGGCCGGAAGATATGCGCCAGTGTCCGCTCCGCGGTCAATAACATAAAGCTGTGTTCCGGCATTAAGACCGGGAGTGAGGCGCTGCCAGACGTCGCCGGTAGCTTCAAACGTGATCCGCTGCTCGAGCTCGCCGCTATCAAGGATAATAGCCATATGACCGGGCCGGAAAAGGATATCACCGCGCAGCAGATATTTGTAGTAGCTGCTATTTTTAATAGGGATTTCAAGGATCTGCCGCGTAGCCCGTAGCTGTTCAGGCGCGTTTCCGGTCCACATTTCAGCGGAGACCGGCACACCGGCGACCTTTAATAGAGCCGCCGTACCGGCGCTGCAGTCGCTATTGCAGAGTCTTGTTATCTCGGCAGCATCTCCGCCGGCCGCAAGCAACTCTTTGTAAAACGACGTGCGCGGGCTCGCGCCGTTGTTCTGGCTGTAACCGACGTTAGGATTTTTCGCGGCTGCCTCCATGTTATACGCGATACTCTCCGCGACCTCGACCGAGACCGGCCGGAAGATCGTTGTAAAGTTATCGTCGGAAAACTCGCGGATCCTAACCTCGCCGTCAAATACCTCGCCGGGATTCTTTGGCATAAGCTGATCTCCGGGCTCGCCCCACTTACTATTAAACTCGCTGCTTCTAAATTCACCTAACCGCTGCATCTTCGCACCACCTTTGAATCACGGCATAGCCTTTGCCGGGGAAATAACAGTAAAGCTCCGCTTTCTCTGTGATATCGTTCTCGCTGAGCGCGTCGCCGTACTCGCTCGCGCTGTCCAGCTCGCCAGCGTCAAAAAATGTTGCGGTCGCGATACCGAACGTATTTACACAAACAAGCATATATTTGTTCTTCATAAGTCGCAGCACCTCCAGCGCATTTCTTCCTCTTCTTCGCATTCTCTCTGGATTATTTCCTCGATATAGGGATCCGTGTCCGGCCAGTCGGCAAGCGCAGCGTCGAACGCCTCTTCACTATCGGCATCGAGAGCGGCATATAACCGTTCTATAACGTATAGAGGATCTTTCCAGTTATCCATATAGCACCTCTTCTCCGGCTATATCTGCCGGCTGTATAGTCCCGGCATACCTCCGGGCAGCTTCATTATCTCAAATTTCACCGTATTTATCAAATATAAATTTTGTAATATCTTTTGATCTGATATAAAGATCTCTATATACGTCCGTATCGCTGAGGGTATATGTTGACGGCGTGATCGTGACGGACCGGCCAAGGGTTAAGCGCTTTCCGGAGACTCGGACCTTTTCAGGCTTGCCGTCATAATATGACAGATCGTTTCCGCCGGCCTCGTGGAAAACAAACTCGGGCTCGAGAAAGGCCTTGATTCCGCCGTGCTTTTCGAGCTCCATTCCGCCGGAGACGCGGCCGCCGTCCTCGCGCTTGCTCACGCCGGCTATCGTCGCCTCAAGCGTTCCGTCTGTGTGGCGGACCACATATTTTTTAGCGCCGCGCGTGGCAAACTCTATAGCCGGGTAGCCGTCATCGGGCTCATATACGCCCATGTAGTGAGTCTTTCCTTTAGGATCCGTCGCATACGCTTTATGCGAGATGGACGCCGCACGAAGTTTATCATTAAGAGGCTGCCAGTCGATTTCACCTAAGTATTTAACGCTGTCAGTATCACAGTACACGAAGCCGTCGCCGGCAAGATCTATTGCCTGCTGCAGCGCGTCACGCGCTAAGGCTGTGGTCCAGACTCCCCATTGATAAGGGAAAAAGCCGCGTCTGTTTGATTTCTCAAGGATCTCGCGCCAGTCGGTCTTATCCTCTCCCCAGTCTCCGGCGCTGTAAATCGTTGAGCGCTTAACAGGGTTTTGCGCGCTCATTCCGTAAACAGAATTGAGCTTATTTTTGCTTTTATGATAGTAGATCTCTTCACCCGCGACACCTTTTAGCTCAGTCTTTGCTTTATAATAGGAGAGAATGCAGCTCTTTAGCGGCTGCGGCAGGTCGCCGTATCTGCTGCTGGCAAGCTGTGTTATAACTATATCACTCCACTCATATTGCCGGGATATGATACTGAAATCAATATCCGTTACCGTCGTTTCCAGATAGTCGGCGGACAGAACGCGGCCGTTATCCGGGCTGCAGTTTTTGAGCCGGCGGCATTTATCTATAGCAAGATAAGGGCAGCCGGTCAGATCGTCGCGCAGCTTAACGTCTGATAAGCATATGCGCATTATAACGGCTTTCTTCCTTATCTTTACAAGCTTGTTATAGCGCTCAAGTGTTATCGGCGGCTTTTCAAACACAAACGGCCGGAGCGGAAATTTTCCGTTAAGTTGCACGTCCGGATAGGAACTCGAGCGATCATTGCTTTTAACTCCGCTCAAGATCTGCCCGGCATAGAATCTATTAGCGTGAGTATTTCCGCCGCGGAAAGCCTCGCGTAGCATCTCATATAACTCCGGGCCTGGCATGATGCTCTTTAGCCACTTCCAACTTGTTTGCTTCATAACGGCCTTTACGTCACGCCGAACGTACCCGGTGCTCGTGCTTGGGATAGTTCGGAGATTATCGCCGTCTGAGTGCATCTGAATCTCTAAAGCCTCGACCAGCCCTTTAACGTCGTTTATACAATAACGCAGCTCATCACTCGTTAGCGGCGTCCACGGATAGCGTGGTTTGTCATAGTCAAAGCCGGTCTCCTTTTCATGCTCTACGCCCATTTTGTGCAGCCATGTTTCAAGCCGCATATTTGTTAATAGATAGCTGCAGCGAAACTCGATAAAATCCAGCATATCCGCGCGCAGCACGCGCCGAGACTCGACCGCAAAGACCTCGTCGGGCTTGAAATGATAGATCCCGGAAAGAAACTGAAACTCGAAACTAAGGTTATGAACATAAACAACAAGATAATTGTCTTCACACGCAGTACGGAGACGCGCGACAAACTTTAAAAACTCTTTCCACGATCTGCCTATAACGGTCACGTCTTCGCCTATCTGGAATTGCCAAATATACATGAAGGACCGCTTATCGTTATAGCGGCTCGTTTCAATATCAAAAGCGCACAGTAGATCAATATAGCGGCGTTTGTTTCCGCCGGGGTTACCCCGCTTCAATTTTAGCACCGGTGCAGAGGCGATAATATCAAGCGGGAATGTTTTATAATTGTATAGCACAGCTTATACCTCTTTATTTTAACGGCGTCCGCGACGCCTCCTGTTCTGCCTGTTCGGAACAACAGGCCCTCGCGCCCTGCCGGATCCTCCGCGCGGTCTCGACCTCGAGCCCCGGCCGCTGCTCGTGCTGCCTCGCTGGGTTCTCGGTCTCTCAACTTTCTCCTTTTTCTGCTTTGACTTTGCCGCCGGCTTCTTCTCTTCTTCGGGGATCTTCACCTCTTCACGATCAAGCCAATACTCGAAGGCTTCGGCAATACTGACCGGGTCCGCGTTCTTCTCCACGGCCTCACCGAACAGCTCTACAATCTCTTCACTCGCATAGTCGCTATAGCTTCGATGTGTCTTCACTTCGTCCATAAAATCCGTAAACGCGTCAAAATTGCGCTCATTGATGAAGTCGTAACCGGCCTCATGCAGACTCGCTATCATCCGTTTCCGGTATTGCCTCATCCCGGTCACGCTGCCGAACTTACTTGACATAAAACGCGCGACGCGATAAAGCCGCTGATAAAGGCGCCTGTCTCCGTCAGATCCTAAAGCCGGAAAGCCCGCGGCATATTCCCGGGCCATGCTTGACGCGGGATAACGACGCTGCAGCGCTTCAAGCCTCTTATTAGCTAAGCGCCTGAGCCGGTTATACTCGCGCCGGACCTCATCCGGTGTGAACACATTCCGCGCAGCCTCCGGGTAATAATCTTGAAGCGACAAACCACTTTTAAATCTATTTGATAAATCCGCCATAATAAGCCCTCCGTGTCCTTTAATCATAATCAGTTAATAAGTTATCGTCAAGCGTTATCTTTTTAACAATCTAACCCCGCGCGCTATCGCTGGAGCAGAACGAAAACCTACGATCAGCAGACTACCAGCGCCTTGACTGTGATATGAGCGGCAGCCTGGCATAGATCGAGAGCGGATCGGAGGACTACCCCGGGCGCCTTGGATGTTGCCGTTGGCTGGCATAGG